GAGTACGAGCGCGACGGTGCCGGACGTGTCACACGCGTAAACCGCCCCGGGGACAAATGGACGGAATACCTGTATGACGGGCTGGACAACATCCTGAAGGAGGAACAGTACGACGGCGAGGTATCCCTCTACACGTATGACAAGGACGGAATGCTTGTCAAGGCGGAAAACAGCGAGAACCTGCTGGAGTTCACCCGTGACAGGAAGACGGGACAGATTATTGAGGAGAAACAGGGAGAATATACCGTCAACCGCACGTACGACAGCGAGGGCAACTGTACCCGCATCACCAGCAACCTGGGAGCGGACATTCGTCATTCCTATGACCGGGAAGGAAACTTGCAGACCATGCAGGCAGGTGAGGTCTGGCAAGCGTCATGGGTGCGCGACAACACGGGGCTGGAGGTACAGCGCACCTTTTCCGGCGGTGTGACCGTCAGCACCGAGCGCGACGGTTTCGGGCGAGAGGTGCGTAAGTCCGTCCGTGTGGGCAGCATTGAGCGTGGAGCGTACCGTTATGAGTGGGGCATTGCCAACCGCCTGCTCTCCAAGGAGAACGAACTGGCGGGAACGGTCATGCGCTACGATTACGACCGGTTCGATTTTCTTATCCGGCAGGAAACCATCCAAGGCTCGGAAACGGACGTTATTTACCGTGTGCCGGACTTCGTTGGCAATCTCTTCGAGACACCGTACAAGAAAGACCGCAAATACGGTGCCGGAGGAAAACTATTGGAGGACCCGGATTGTTTCTATCATTACGATGATGAGGGGAACCTTGTCTTTAGAGAGTTCAAAGAACTAAGAGGAAGCGATATTGGATACGACCGCAAACGAATGAAAAAAGAACGGGGTATTTCTTTTTTGGCAACAGGTACGGGCTGGAACTACAAATGGAATTCCAATGGAACATTGAAAAAAGTTATACGTCCGGATGGAAGACCGGTAGAGTTTCAGTATGATGCCTTGGGAAGACGGACCTCCAAACAATATTTCGGAAAGAAGACACGCTGGATATGGAATGGAAATGTGCCTCTACATGAGTGGAGCTACAAGGTAACAGACGAGCAATCGAATGAGGAGGAGAATATTCAGAATCAAGAATCAACAGAGGATATAATCACTTGGGTATTTGAAGTGGGCACATTTGTACCTACAGCAAAGATACTGAATAACAAGCAATATTCCATTGTTTCCGATTATTTGGGTACGCCTATTCAAATGTATGATGGGCAAGGAAATAAAACCTGGGATTGTTTGTTGGATATTTATGGGAAAGTGACTACTTTTGATGGTAGTTCTGAATTTGATTGTCCATTCCGATATCAGGGACAGTATGAAGATGAAGAAACAGAATTATATTATAATCGTTTTAGGTATTATTCACCAGAAATAGGAAACTACTTATCAAAAGACCCTATTAGCATATTAGGCGGATTAAATGTTTATGCTTATGCACATAACATTAATAGTTGGATAGATGAATTTGGTCTTTCGTCTAAAGCAGGAACAGGGCAAATTTATGAAATAGGCATCCATAAAGACTTGAAAATAAAAGGAAGCGGAGTTGGTTTAGATTCACATCATGTTGGACAAAAAGTTTCTATGGGCAAATTTATCCCTAATTATAATTTAGAGAATGCGCCTGCAATCCTTATTCCATCAGAAGGTCACACTCGAAAAAAAATAGGAGTAGGTATTGTTAGTAAAAATACTAAGAATATAAATAGTGTAAGAGATTTAGTGGCCAGAGATATTAGAGAATTGAGAAGAGTATATCCTGATATTCCAAACGAACGATTAAAAGATTTAATAGAATTAAATAAACAAATGTATCCTGAAGCTTTCAAAAAGAAGTCAAAAGGGAAGCATTAATACAGTTAGAATATGAATTCAATAGAATTAATTTATGCATTAAAAGAGAGATTGTATGATGATGCTTTTGATTCGTACAAGAAAAATTTCAATAAATCAACTAAGGGCTCCGATGAATATTCTGAAGCAATAAAATTTTTCCAATCTCTTTCCGATACAGAAAAAGAGCATATACTTTTTTTGATAAAGACAATTATGTGGGATACATTATCTGATTTTTTCTCATGGCTAGACGGCAGTTACTATGTATCTGGTCAAACAAGTAATGTAGAACTAAAGTTAGAAGATCAGCAGAAAAACTTGAATGGTTTTTTGCAGGATATTTGGGTTGGTATAGAAGGTGGTATGAGTAAAAAGGATATAGAAGATTCATACTTATAAGCGCATAGTAAGTGACAACCAAGTCTCCTGAAATATTGGCCAAAAACAATAATGGCTATAAGAAATTAGGTTTAACTGGAAATAAATCTTCTCATTTTTTTGAAATTCAGATAGATGATTCTAAATTGAAATCTTTAAATGGGGATAGAGGCCAATTTATTAAGTATATTGACGGTGATGTAGAAATAGATCGTTCATCTGTCACAAGACATGGTGAAACACCAAAAATTCATTAGATATGATAACAGGTATTGATTATATTTTTTATACAGATTTAAATTTTTCATCTTTTATACACCTATTTGAGTCTCGTATAATTGAACTATATCCAAACTTTTATAGAGAATTGGATAATGATGATAATGTGTTTAATATATTTTACACACAGGATAAGAATATGTTTGAAGCAATGGATAAAAAAGGATTCTTTTTAGACCGAAATAAAAAAGGACCTATATATATTATTTTTAATCCCCATTTTTCTTCACAACAAAAACGGATTTCTCTGGTAGTCCCATGTGATATAAATAAATCTTCTTTTTGTTATAAGGTATACAATATGATAAAAGAAATAGTTACTAACACTCCACAAAAGCAAGAAGTTTCTCCATAAGACGAAATCTCTTGATTTTGTGAGATGTTTTAGAAAATATCATATATTTTCCAGTTACTTTTGTTGTTAAAATATCCGTTAACAAACATATTATATTAATATATAAACAAATATGAGTGAATATAACAATATTTATATAAACAGAGAAACTTTTGAGAATCTAAGAGCCCAAAGAATCTCTTATACTGGATTTGTCATTGGTGAGGGTTATGCTTTTGTACAATATCAAGAATGTTCACTGTCTTCTGATGGGGATATAGTGAATATGAATGGTGATATTCCTTGGGGACAATTATGTATGCCTGATATCATACAAGTTCAGTGTATTGATACTTCAAAAGAAATGGTGAAAAAGAGTCTGAAAGGTCTTTTTTCAAAAAATGGTTGTGCTATCTATGTCGTTTGTGAAGGAGATACATTAACCGATATTGCAGATCTTTTTGATGTCACGGTTGATGAATTAGTCAGATGGAACAAACTACATAGTAATCACCTCTCAATAGGAGAAAAGATTTTAATTTTAGATATATCGCAAAGAAAAGTCATAGATACGCCCATACAGTTAGACAATGGTGAGATTAAAGAAGCCAGACCATTAACATCATATGAGTTTTGGCTGGATTCTCCTTCTAGTAATTTATTGGAAGGGGTATGGAAAATAGCAAATAACATGGGATATGGACTCATAAACTCTCCTTTTAAACTATTTACTGGACGTTCTCTCTCTGGAAGCGTCCAATCACCCCAGGAAAAATTTGAAGCCTTTCTAGATGTGTTGCCAACTGCTTTTTTAAAAGGTATTAAATTTTTAGGGTTATGTGGAAAAGTGTCCTCAGGATTGCAAGGATATAACTCATTTATCAAATCAAAGCAATATAAATTGAATAAAGCTTCAGGAAAAGGTTGGCAAAAAGAAGCCAGCAGACAATTCAAGCAAGCCAAGCGTTATTATGACATGCACCAAACCAGTGAAGAGTTTTGGGGGAATATTAATGATGGAATTACTATTTGGAATGAATATTCAAAAGAAAAAGAATGAGTAGTATTATAACAGCCCAAAGATTAGGAAAGCTATTGACTTGGTTATGGTATAAGTATATTCGACAAACACCTATCAAGTATAAAGAACTTAATGATTACCATAACAATAGCTTTTTCATTGCTATTGGTTGTAGTTGTTTTGCAATCGTTATTAGTATAACATTACTGTATTTTTGTGTTTAAATATATACATATAAAGGTTGTATAGTCTGGCATCTCACATAAAGGAGAGTACAACTTGAAATAGGAATTAAAACACAATGATTAGTCCATAATTTGATTTAAAAAAAGAAAGATTACGTTAGGCCTATAATCAAAGTTAAATCAAAATCTTATAGTCACGGGCATTCCAGCTTCGCTTTCCATAAATATTTTCCGTGCGACTACGTCGTGGAAAATATTTATGGAAATAAATGCCCGGACAAACGATTTTGATTTTAAAGAGGATTATAGGACTAACTGTGACCGACATGACGCATAAAATATGGATAACAAACTCCGGGCTATTATTTTATCGACTATTCAAACATTAGAAATGATAACAAAGCGGTTCTACCGGAAATCGGTTGCCGTATGTATAGGTTTCATAAGAAAATATAGGACTTCAGCTCCCTCCAATCTGCATGGTTTGCGGTGTGCGTTTTCTGTTTTCTTCCCTTGCAGCCGGTTTCTGACGTTTGGGGACATTTGGTGACATCTGAAGACAGCTCCTTGCAACGGACGTTTCTTTCTTCCTACATTTGCTTCAAACCAATTGAATGTGTTTATGGAAATCGTCACTATCGAAGCGCGTGTCTTTGAAAGAATGCTGAGACGTCTGGAGGATGCGGCACAAATTACGGATGCCTTCTGTGAAAAGCACCGTGAAAAGAGAATGGGAAAATGGATGGACAACCAGGAGGCCTGTATCCTGCTTGATGTAACTCCCCGGACCTTGCAGACCCTCAGAGACAACGGTACGCTGGCATACAGCCAAATCAGTCACAAAATCTACTACAAGCCGGAAGATATACAAGGCATACTTCCCGTAGTCCAAAGGAGAAAGGAGGCGCAGGCATGAATGAGCTGCTGACCGGAGAAGACAGGGACGTCCTCTCTTTTTTCCAAAGTATTGACCGCATGGTGGAAAAAATCGGGAGTCTATCCCGGAATTGCCGCCCAGTATTGAACGGAGAGCATTTTCTGACCGACAGAGAACTCTCCGCAATGTTGAAAATCAGCCGCAGAACCCTCCAGGAATACCGTAACGAAGGCAGGTTGCCCTATATCCGGCTCGGAGGCAAGGTGCTGTACAGGGAAAGTGACATCGAAAGGATGCTGCAGGACGGATATAGAAAAGCCATGCGGTTGCCATAGGAGACCGCTGTAAGACAATGGGGAGGAAGTCTGGACTTCCATCCCCATTGTTCTGTATATGCCATACATTACGTGAATTAGTCAAGACTTAATCTGACAGTTACGTATAAAAAGAATAAATTTGTAACAGAAAACAGATTGAGTTATGACAACATCAGAAAAGGTCATCAAGAACAAACTGGGATTGCTTGAACTCTCCCAACAGTTAGGAAACGTATCACGTGCTTGTAAGATTATGGGCTACAGCCGTGACAGTTTTTATCGTTTCAAAGAGTTGTATGAACAAGGCGGTGAAGTCGCCTTGCAGGAGATTTCCCGCCGCAAGCCTGTCATAAAGAACCGTGTGGAAGAACACATTGAGCAGGCAGTCGTACAGATGGCGATAGACAATCCTGCATTGGGGCAAGTTCGTGTATCCAATGAACTGCGCAAGAAAGGTATTCTTATTTCGCCAGGCGGAGTACGTTCCATTTGGTTACGGAACGATATGGAGACCTTCCAGAAACGCTTGAAAGCATTGTCGGCCAAAGTGGAACAAGAGGGCATTGTCCTCGACGAGAACCAAGTGGCGGCATTGGAGAAAGCAAAAGAAGAAAAGCAGGCTCATGGAGAGATAGAAACTTATTATCCCGGTTTTCTTGTTGCCCAAGACACTTATTATGTAGGATATATCAAAGGTGTGGGACACATTTATCAACAGACCGTCATTGATACTTACTCCAAAATCGGATTTGCCAAGCTGTATGACAGAAAGAATGCGCTTGTCGCTGCCGATATGCTTAACGATAGGGTTATTCCTTTTTTCGAGCAGCATAACTTGAAACTGATGCGTATGCTAACAGATAGAGGAACGGAATACTGCGGAAATAGAGAAAATCATGAGTATGAACTGTATTTGGCTGTGGAAGACATTGATCATTCCAAGATTAAGGCGAAAAGCCCTCAGACAAACGGTATATGTGAGCGATTTAACAGAACCGTGCAGAATGAGTTCTATGCTATTGCATTCAGAAAGAAAATCTATACCTCTATCGAACAACTGCAAGCAGACCTTGATGCGTGGATGAACTCCTACAATACCCAAAGAACACACTCCGGAAAGTACTGTTTCGGAAAAACGCCCATGCAAACTTTTATCGAAGGAATCGCTGTGGCAAGAAAGTATCAACTGCAAAATCTGGAAATGATAAAACCGAATGAGCATGATAAAATCTCATTCGGTTGTGAGGATGAAGAAAGTTGTGTAACTTCGCAACAAACATCTGACAGTTTTTTTGTCCGATAGTAAAACAAATGTCAGAACAAGTCTTGACTATTACACATTACGGCTATGAAGCCGTACCGTCCTTTTGCCTTCCACATTCCTTCTTCCATCCGCTGTACTGTCCGCACCGATAGACCCTGGACGGCATGTTGTCCTCCGGTAAGGAATACCGGTCCTTCGTTTTTTCTGACAGTATCTTGAAATCTTTCCGGATTTTCTGATTGGTTATCTCCGCATATATCTGTGTGGTGCGGATGTTGGAGTGCCCCATCATCCTGCTGATGGTCTCAATGGGAACCCCGTTGGAGAGACAGACTTCGGTCGCATAGGTATGCCGGGCCATATAGTAGGTCAGACGGCAGTCCAGCCCGCAGATTTCCCCGATTATTTTCAGACTCCTGCACAGACTGGAAGTAACCGGCACATAAAACAGTCTGCCGTCCGTACCTTCCCCCTTGTACTTCTCCATGATTTTCAGCGGAATATCCAGCAGTTTGATACGGCATTCCACTTTTGTCTTCAGACGATGGATGTATATCCATTTTGAGCCGTTCTCATCCGTAACGATGTGGCTCTCGGAAAGTTCAGCCATCTCCGCTCTTCCCAGGCCTGTGAAAGCCGAAAAGATAAAAAGATCCCTTGTGTGACACAACCGATAAGTGGGCAGGTTGGCGGCCATCAGTTTCGCAAGCTGTTCGCCTGTTAGATGCCTGTGAAGTTTCGGAGGAGTCTCCAGTTTGTAACCCGTAAACGGATAACGTCCCAGTATCCTGCGCTTGACAGCAAGCCGGACTATCTTGCACAGCAGGATCAGATAATCGTTCAAAGACACGGTTTTCAGCCTTAGCACCGTAGAAAGATAAAAATGGAAATTCTCGATGAACCGCATGTCAACCGACCGTAATGCCATATCCTCAGCACCGTACTTGTATTGCAGGAAGTCATATAAGTGCCTGCGGCCCGTCAAATACCGTACATAAGTATGGCGCGTGCGGTCGACACCCACACGTTTTGCATACTCCTCGTTATGCTCGTCAAAAAGAGCAAGCAATGTCTCCTTCGGCTGGGCCTTTCCTGTCACGGCGTTTTTTATCAGTTCGGCCGAGACATATCCGGTTGAATCCACATTCTTTTTGTAGGCGGTCTTTGCCTTTTCCTCCAGTTCTTCCAGTTTCCGGTTAAGTTCCCTCAATGTCGCTGTCATTTCAGAATCCTTCCCATGAACAACCGCACGTCCCTTGCCGGCATCCCAATATTCAGGTGGCACTTCCTCTCCGGTAGAATATTGGCTCACTTTACCATCAAGGGTGATGCGTCCCATTACCGGACACTTCCCTGTCTTTTTGATTTTTTGTCTGTTGATATAGAACAGCAGACGAAAGGTGCTTCTCATACTTTTTCCTCCTTATCCCTGTTTAATCCAGTATTTTTTTCTTTTCTCCGCTGTTCCCTTAAACTCATGTCTTTCAAAATAGTGGATGGCGGTAGCTCAATGCCAGACAAAGTATACTTGCCCGTAATATTATGACTCAAATCCGTAACGTCATGGTCCACCTTCTCATTGGTTACTTTCGCATAGCGTTGCGTGGTACTGATGTTCCTATGCCCCATGGCCTTGCTGACGGTCTCGATGGGTACTCCTAGCGAAAGGCATACTTGCGAAGCAAAGCTGTGACGTGCCATGTGAAAGGACAGATTACGGTCTATGCCACACTGTACAGCCATCTTTTTCAGATGGATATTCATGCTTTCCTTGGTTAACATGGGGAACAGTTTCCCGTCCGGGGCCATCCCCCTGTATTTTTCCATGATTTTTACAGCAATGTCAAGCAAACGCACATTTTCCGGAGTGCCCGTCTTCTGGCGCCTGGTTTCTATCCAGAAGTTCCCCTCATAGTCCTGTACCACATTTTTTTCAGTCAGGTTCCTCATATCACAGTAGCAAATACCGGTGAAGACGGAAAAGAGGAACATGTCTCTGGTAAAGTTACGGTTTGGGGTATCAAATGTGGTGGTCATCAGTTTGTCTAGCTCCTCACGGTTCAAGTACATCTGTTTCTGCTTCGGCTTCATAGGAGAAAAATCCTTGAATGGGCTGTAAGGTACGACTGCACGGTTCACGGCAATCTGTGCAATGTGTTTCAGCCGTTGGACATGCCCGATGGAAGTCCCAGTCTGGAGTTTCCGGTCAATGCGAAGATATAGTTCGAACGCCTCTATGAACGATTCGTCCAATGCCTTGAAAGGAATGTCCGAAACCTTGTATTTCTCCTTAAGGAATTTCTCCACGAAACGGTATGTGTTCTTATACTGATAAAGGGTGTTTGGAGTGCGGTTCACCCCGACACGCAGGGCATATTCCTCATTGTTTTCGCGGAACAGTCCCATCAGTGTCACCTGCTTTTCGGCCATTCCTTGAAAAGCGTCACGTATTTGTACAGCGGTAATGTCATTACTGATCTCCACCAACTCGTTGTATCTCTTTTGCAGAAGAAGCAGCATTCCGTCTATCTCCCTGTTGGTGGTAACAGCCATCCGGCTCTTTCCGGTGCATCTTTGCGAAGTGGCATTCCACAGTTTCGGATCCACCTTTATCTTGCACCCCAACTGTGTGACGGAATTAACCGTTCCCTTCACCATGATTCTTCCCATCAGCGGACAAAGCCCGTCTTTTCCCTGCCCGTTCCGTTTGAGGTAGAGCAGCACCTTGATTTCTGTTTTCATCCTTTTCCTTGTTTAAATTGCAATATTATAAATTGTTACAAGGATTTCAGGCATGAAAAAACAAGCAAAACAGTGCAAAAGAATCCGACTGGTAGCTTTCTCTTGCATGAATGAAGGGAAAGCTTTAATATCGCATACGGCCGGAGAGGAAAATCCGTGGTTCACACCAATTTACCCGGTTGGAAACAGGTAATGACTTGGTAGCTGAACCGTTGCAATATTCTTCCGATTTCGGTCATTCCTTCAAAATGAAAATCAGTGAAATATCACTATATTTCAACGGATTACGTTTTCATCTCAGTATTCTTCCTAAGAATAACTACCTGCCACTTTGTTGTTTCACCGGTCTGGCCTTCTCGGATATTCACGGATTGGGAAAGGAGCATATCGTGGAGGACTCGAACGGTGTCAGATGGATACGCAAGGGAAGGCAGAAGACCAAAATCATGTGTAACATCCCATTGATGGAAGTTCCGTTAAAAATATTGGAGAAGTATTCCACCAATGAATATTGCAGGAAACATGGTGTGCTTTTTCCGGTGCTTTGTAATCAAAAAATGAACGCCTATCTCAAGGAGCTGGCTGATATTTGTGGCATAAAAAAAACATTGACCACCCATGTGGCGCGTCATACTTTTGCCACTTTTGCCTTGGCTAATGGTGTTTCGATAGAGAGCGTTGCTAAAATGCTGGGGCATACCAATGTTCAGATGACCCGTCATTATGCGCGTGTGCTGGACCGTACAGTGATACGTGAGATGTCACAGATAAAGATGGATTTTCATTTTTCCATGTAAGGAGAGGGTGTTTGGAATGAGCAAAGGCAGACATGAGGTTCGGATGCCTGCTCTTTCAGGAATGGCCGGAGATTGCTTCCGGCCTTTTTTATTTCATTCTGGCGTTTTCTGTCTTTTTTTGGCGGTTGCTCAACGGTTGAGTAATGTAGATACTAATTGAAAAGTGCGCTGTATTCTA